ATAACATAGTCTTGCCAGCCCCCTGTGGCCCCTGAATGACGGGTGCCCAGTTCATGTGCGAACCTTCGTTCTGCACGATCCAGCACATATAATAAAAGAAAGTTTTTCTCTCAGTTTTTGGAATTATCAGCGTGAGAAGTTTAAGAAAATTCACCACCGCTGAGTTGTCCCCTGCTCCCCAAACCTCGCGCGGCCACGCGACCGGGACTGTATGCTCGTTCCACTCGTTGGCATACTTCACACCCGTGTCTTCGTCCGTAAAAACCACAGGCTTACCCGGCGCATAGATACGCTGGGCGCAAATTGGAATTGGAGTTTCACAGAGGGACAGCGCGTAGATGTCAGCAGGGGCCATCAAGACACCATCAGCCCCAGTCATGCGGCGGTTAAATTCCGCTTGGAAACCTCGGCTGCTGCAACGTCTCTTTGTTGCGAGTTCTAAAAACTCATCGCCGTTTTGCAAGTAGACCCAGCCCTCGGGCCAGCGATCTAACTCGTCCAGTCTCTCACCCTTGTTGGGAGGAGTATTAGCTGACAGCCTCTTAGGGTTAAGCCACTCGCGCACTTCAGAAATCGGATGGGGCTTCACAGTCCTGCCGGTACTGGTTACCGCCAGCTCTGCAAGACGCACCTGAATAGACTGCGCCAGAAGGTTGCGGTCGTATTCTCCGAATGTCCACTCGTGACAAATCTCAACTGTAAACACCTCACGAATCTCACCCTCGTCAGCGCACATCGAAATCTTGCGCGCCCAAGCACCTCGCAAACTCTCGCGCGACTCCGCTGCTTCCTGACGGCCGAGGTCTTTCAAGACGGTGCGGATGGTCACAGGCGCGCGGTCTGAGAGCTGCGTGTTAAAGCCTTCCCAAGCGGCCGCACAACAGGCGTCATCCCACTTTGCGGTGGCCTTTGAACTCCAAGCGTCCCACACCTGTAGACCCTCGTCCGAGCCTCCGAACTGGTGATGTAGCCCCATCCCGGTTTGAATCCACACATCCCGCTCGTGGGCGTCTACGCTCTCAAGCCCTTTTACTATGTCGGCAGTCGTTACGCTTTCAAGTGGCCTCCGATAGTTTTTTAAGCCCTCGTCACCCTCGATAGGCGCGGCGTTGATCTGGCCCGGAGCTACTGTCAAGTACGCAGTAAGGTCTAAGTAGCTCCCCTCGTTGACATGCACAGTGGGACAGTAGTCATCAAATATAATGGGTAACATCTGAGCTTGAGCCGGGCTGCTAGAACAACTGTCGGCACTTATACCGTTCAGTTTTAAAAAGTTGGCCGACGCCTGTTTAAAATCGCCAACGCTCAGAGCTATGTTGAGCGGGAGTGCTACCCGCCATCGGCGCGCGCCACCCACACTATTTGCAGTCTCAAAGTATGCACACGTCCAGTCCCTAACCTTCAGGGTGACTTCGTGCTGTGACAGGTCGCCGCTGTCAAGGTCTAGTATTAAGAGCTTAACAGCAGTGACAGACTCCGTGTTTCTCTTAGCGCCCTCGGCCGTCTGACCAGCTATTATATAGCCGCCTTTTACTTTGAGCTTGTCCCGCTGTTTTTTCGTGAGCGAATGCCATGCTGCGAAGGTATCGACCTCGGCGTCCAGCTTCGAGACGTGGGTAGAGCCGTCGCGTATAAAATCTGCAAACTGATTTATGTCGCTAAGAATTTTATGTGATAGGTTTTTGCTGCGGGCTGCGCTCAGACCGTAGGTCACTTCAATCATTGATCTTCTTCCCCAGTAGTGTAATATCGAATCCGCAACCCGCTCAGGTTGCAGGGTTGGCCCCGAGTCGTTTACGCGACCGGGGCTTTTTATTACCTACTTGGCGGGATCGCGGAAGATGTCGGGCCTCAGTTGGTAATCAGAAACGTGATTGTTGAGCGCGTTGCACACCTGTACAACTCTACGAGCGGGTATTGCGCCGCTTGCTGTCCAGCTCTGAACCGCCTGCGGTGTGACCCGGCAGCGTCTGGCTAACTCAGACAGGTTACCGTCAAGTACATTTTGCATTGCGGTTCTGAACGCTGCGGCCGATTCTCGGAGCTGCTTAGGTGTCATAGCATGGGATCGAAAGGATTTGGTATCAGGCATAGTAGACGTGTTCCGTAGGTAAAGTGTAGCTTACTCGTGTAAGTGTAACGAATAGTAAACCAAACTTGTAATGTGTACAACTTTTTACTGAGCATTACAATCTTCGGTTGTAATAGTCTAAGCGTAAGATTACAATGTGACGTCGAATGACACTCCGAGGCACGACGCCCGGCCTTTCACGCACTCTCTTGACGCTGGTACGGAGACACCACACTGAAGTGCGATTAAGGAGCATATAAAGTAATGGCAACAGAAAAGAAGTACCAAACTTTCGCGGTCAGGGTAGCCGCAGCGGCAAAGTCTCAGGACTTGTCCCAAACGAAGGTTGCAAAAATAGTCGGGGTGACCCCGCAGTCTGTTCAACGCTGGTTCACGGGAAGCTCTCTTCCCCGCCCGTCGCACATGCCGTCGTTATCGAAGGCGCTGGGCATCTCAGTCGAGGAGTTAATATCAGGGGTTGAGGAACTTCATTACGCAACCCAACTCGACCGGCAAGCCTCCCCGCCCTCGATGATTAAAAATCTCTACGAGTCGCAAGAGGCGCTGAACGCTGCGATTACCCGCCACCAGCAAGCGGTTACCTTAGCCACAAAAACTGCCTACGACGCGCTGATACTGGAGCTGTCTTACGAAGGCTATTATCCCAACGTGCAGGATGAAGACCGACACAACTCTTTCTCGGTTGAACGCGACGACGTTCGGTACGACATTGAGCTTCATGTCCGGTCGCCAAGTGTGGGCGACACCATCCGAGTCGGAAGGCGTCATCAGGTGAATAGTTCAGTAACTCAGGTATCAGTCTATGCCTTCTGGTCGTCGTTCAGCAACGAGCCGCGTTTTTTTATAGTCCCAGCGCGGATGTTTTTGACTCGGGAGGGGATCGCACTTTTAAAAGCGGCAGCCGCACCTGAGCTTATAGAACTGCAAAGGAACGGACATAGCGACACGATCACCAAGGCTACGGCCGAGGCTATGGCCCACGTACACCCCCTGTGGGACTTTGTAGACCAGTTCGATATTGCTGATATTGCTAAACGTGTCGCGGGCTGGGAACTCGTCCGGGATACCCACTAAAACAACTGCCGCACACCTCCCCGGCATTCCTGCCGTGAATTAGATAGGAATCTAATTATGTATAGCACTTATATCGACATGCAAGATCGCAAGGTATTAACCCTGCTAATCAACCGCGTATTACTTGATGGGCATTTAATATCCGTTTCCGATGGCGAGGAAACTGTATTGGATAACTGTGGAGATTTTGAGGAAATTACCAGCGCATTAAATGGTACGGGTGAGGATTGGATTAACATTATTGATTCCGATAGTCGGGAAGTAATAACAGCTTTTTACTGTTTATATGGGGAGGCCAACAAAAGCGACCCGCTGGAATTATTCGCTGATTATTACTGTGGTGATTATCCAGATGCTATTATCGCTTATATAGAAAAAGGACTTACACACCCAATCGCTGGCTGTTAATTTTACCAGTATTCAACCATAACCCGAAAACAACTGCCGCACACCTCCCCAGCCCCCGCCCCGTAAGGCTTGGGCTTTTTTTTAATCTCAATTACACTTACACCTTGACAAGTTACACTTACAACCAATATGATGGCTACCGTTGTAAAGATAAACCCACTACAGAGAAAACGCTATGATCGAGAAAACGCTAACAGATTTAACCCAAGCGGTTTTGACCCTTGTCAGCCAGATGGATGACCTTCGAGCCTACTTGCCGCCGCCCCCTAAGACGACGGCCACAGCACCTGACGCCGCAACACCTAAAACCAAGACGAAAGCCAAGACGAAAGCCAAGACCGAAGCGAAGTCTGATGCCGTTGATCGTTCGGTAGCAACAATCGACGACGCGCGCGAGGCGGTGTTGGGAGTAGCCCAGTCAATTAACCGCGAAGCAGCGGCCGCGCTGGTTGATAAGTTTGGAGCCGCAAAGTTAGGAGACCTGAACGCGGCCTGCTACAGCGAACTGATAGCCGAAGCGAAGCAGATGATGGATAACGCAAACCAAAACTGATAACTGAGAGACCGACATGGATATGCAACCAAAGCCAACTAAAAGACATCTGAGACTGAAATACGATTTCGGAGACACTGAGTTCGAGACTACGATCCTCAAGTCCAACTGGACAATTCTTGAGGTGAACTGGTTTGGAAAGCGGCTGGCATTCTTCGGCCGTACCCCCGCGCTTGCGAAGGGGCGTTGGTACTCCTACCTCAGTAGTATTGTAACACCGAGGGATATGTAGCATGGGTATCCACGCGAAAAGAAGTGCAAGCTCCGCTCACCGTTGGGTCGCATGTCCCGGCTCCATCGAGATGTGCAAAGACATTCCCAATACCAGTTCGTTTGCTTCCCAAGAAGGATCGGCTGCGCATTGCGTTGCTGCTAACCTCTTAACAGGCGAGGCCGCGGACATTGGCATGTACTACGATGTTAATACCGACGAGCTTTTACCTATAGATTCTCCAGTAGTTATTAAGGATGGAACTATCGGGGAGCGGCCTACTTTTAAACTCGATGAGCAGATGTTTGAACACGGCCACGGCTATGTTGATTACTGTAATCAGTATCCCGGTACGCATTTTACTGAAGTCAGAGTCAGCTACGAAAAGTATGTCGCTGAAGGCTTCGGAACAGCCGACCACATTGTGATAGGCGACGGCGTCCTAGACGTGATTGATTATAAGTATGGGAAGGGTGTGATGGTTCACGCCCAGAAAAACGAACAAGCACTGTTGTATGCTTTAGGTGCGTACCTTGAATTTGAGTTCTCTTTTACACAGCCTGTTGAAAAGGTGCGGCTACACATATATCAGCCAAGGCGAGACCATATCAGTGTTGCGGAGTATTCAATAGAAGAGTTGTTTGCTTTTGCCGAGGTCGCAAAGATCGCGGCAGAACTTTCAATGAGCGATAACCCGCCTCTGTCACCCGGCGTTAAGCAGTGCAGATTTTGCCCAGCCAAGGGCGTATGCCCGGCAAGAGCAGAGGAGTCTATGCGGGTAGCCTGCGAAGAATTTGGTGTGTACGACACTGCTGTTGAGACGTTAGCCGCAGGCAAACCATTGCCGACCAGAACCCCCGCGCTGCTCTCCTACTCCGAAATAGGACTATTACTTGAGCAAATCCCCGCCATAGAAGATTGGTGCGCGGCGGTGCGAGAGGAAGCATTCGGCGGTCTTGTCCAAGGATTAGACGTGCCGGGGTTCCGAATCGTCGAGGGGCGCGCTAACCGCAAGTGGACGGGGGCAAGTGAAGCCGCGGCCGCCCTGCTCGCGCTAGGAAAAACTCAGCAAGAAATTTACACGTCATCCCTTATCTCACCCGCGCAGGCCACTAAGCTGCTGGGTAAAGGAGGGGCTGACGCTTTGAAATCCGTAATCACGAAACCGAAGGGTAAGCCTTCGGTCGTGGCAACTGATGACCCACGCCCTGATTATTCATTTACTGACGGACGTGAATTTAACTAAGTCTAGCAAAAAGGAAAACGCTATGAACGCAGAAAGACAGCAAAACAAGACACTAGATACTACAGTCATCACTGGCGAGGGTCGCGGGAGTTATGTCTCCGTATTCCAGCCAGCTCTTAATACGATGAGCGGCAAAGAAGAATACTCGATGGCTTTCTTAATTAGCAAAGACGACGTGGATACCGTCAATGCGATTAACAAGGCGGTCGAAGCAGCAACAACTGCTAAGTGGCCTGACGCCAGTAAGCGCCCGCCTAATCTGAAAAATCCTCTCCGAGATGGCGACACGGAGAAGGCCCACGACGAGGCTTATGCGGGCCATTACTGGGTTAACCTCAAGACCAAGAACCAGCCCGGCATAATCGACGCTCAGATGCGGCCCGTCCTAGACGTCCGCGATTTTGTCAGCGGCGACTACTGCCGAATCAGCGCGAACGCCTATGCGTATGACCAGAAGGGTAACCGCGGAGTCGCGCTTGGACTGAGCAATGTCCAAGTCACCAGCAAGGGCGAACCCCTAAGCGGCGCGGGCCGCCGA